TTCTGTTTTTATTCGCATTATTTTTGTTATTTCAGATGCGGATTTAATTACTGGAAATATAGTGCCAAAAGAGAAATGAGTCACTTTTGTGATATTGAATCCATATATTCCAACAGTAAGCATAAGGCCTCCTTTTTGTGCTGTAGACCATACAAAGGACCACAAGTTTGTAACTCATTCTAATGTGAGAATCTTATGAAATGAACGTACAACTCACAGAAATCATGCGCCTTATCACCAACCTGATCCGCACCGGCACCGTAACCGAAGTGGACCGGGAAAACTGGCTGTGCCGGGTGAAAGTGGGCGATCTTGAAACCAACTGGATTAACTGGCTGACACTGCGCGCAGGCGGTGCCCGTACATGGTGGTGCCCGTCGCCGGATGAGCAGGTGGTGGTGCTGAGTATGGGCGGCAATCTGGAAACCGCTTTTGCCTTACCTGCGATCTATTCCAACCAGTTCGCACCGCCGTCGGACTCAGTGGACGGCTGCGTAACGGAATACCCGGACGGTGGATGGTTTGAATATGAACCCGCGACCGGCCGCTGGCATGTGCGGGGTATCAAATCCATGGTGATCGAGGCGGCAGATAACATAACCCTGAAAACGGGGGAGTTTGTGGTGGAAGCAAGCAACACGCGCATAAACAGCGAGGTGGTGATCAATGGTGGCGTCACCCAGGGCGGCGGCGCCATGAGTTCTAACGGGATCGTAGTCGATAAACACGGTCATACCGGCGTTAAGTCCGGCGGTGATACATCGGGAGGCCCGGTATGACGCTGTATATCGGCATGAGTCAGGGCAACGGCAGGGCCATTACCGACACGGACCACCTACGCCAGTCGGTCCGGGATATTCTGCTGACCCCGCAGGGGAGCCGCATTGCCCGGCGGGAATACGGCTCGCTTCTGTCTGAACTGATAGACCAGCCGCAGAACCCGGCGCTGCGCCTGCAGGTTATGTCTGCGGTCTATGTGGCTCTGAGTCGCTGGGAGCCACGGCTTACCCTGGATTCCATCACCATAAACAGCAGTTTTGATGGTTCGATGGTGGTTGAGCTTACCGGGCAGCGTGATAACGGCGCGCCGGTTTCACTTTCGGTATCAACAGGAGCAGACAATGGCAGTAATTGACCTTTCCCAGCTGCCCGCCCCGCAAATAGTGGATGTGCCGGATTTTGAAACGCTGCTAAACGAACGGAAAGCCGCGTTTATAGCCCTTTATCCGGCAGACGAGCAGGACGCGGTAAGGCGCACGCTTGAGCTGGAGTCTGAACCCGTGACCAAGCTCCTGCAGGAAAATGCGTATCGTGAAATCCTCCTGCGTCAGCGCATTAACGAGGCGGCGCAGGCGGTAATGGTGGCTTATTCCATGGGGAGTGATCTCGATCAGCTGGCCGGTAACTGCAACGTAAAACGTCTGACGGTTATTCCTGCAGATAACGACGCGGTACCGCCGGTTGCTGCCGTGATGGAAAGTGATGAGGCTCTGCGTCAGCGTGTTCCTGCAGCTTTTGAAGGGCTGTCAGTTGCAGGCCCAACGGGAGCTTACGAGTTTCACGCTAAAAGCGCTGACGGGCGAGTGGCTGACGCCAGCGCAACCAGCCCGGCCCCGGCGGAGGTGGTGCTTACCGTGCTGAGCCGTGAGGGCGACGGAACGGCTGCGGCGGATCTGCTGGCTGTGGTTGAACAGGCGCTTAACAGTGAGAACGTGCGGCCGGTTGCTGACCGTCTGACAGTGCGCAGCGCTGAAATCATTCCGTACAGCGTGGATGCGACGATCTTTCTTTACCCTGGGCCAGAAGCTGAGCCGGTGATGGAGGCGGCAAAAGCCAGCCTGCAGAAATATATCGCCAGCCAGACGAGGCTGGGGCGTGATATTCGCCGCAGTGCTATTTATGCCGCGCTGCATGTTGAAGGTGTGCAGCGTGTTGAGCTGGCCTCGCCGCTCGCTGATGTAGTGCTTGATAAGACACAAGCCGCTTCATGTACAGAATGGAGCGTAACCAACGGGGGAACGGATGAATAGTCTGCTTCCTCCTGGCTCATCGCCGCTTGAGCGCCGACTTGCTCAGACCTGCAGCGGCATTTCCGATCTGCAGGTGCCGCTTCGGGATTTATGGAACCCGGCAACATGCCCGGTCAAGTTTCTGCCGTATCTGGCGTGGGCCTTTTCGGTTGATCGCTGGGACGAAGGATGGGCGGAGAGCGTGAAGCGCCGCGTGGTGCAGGATGCGTTCTATATCCATCAGCACAAGGGCACAACCAGCGCTGTGCGGCGTGTGGTGGAGCCGTTCGGCTTTCTGATCCGCATCATTGAATGGTGGCAGACCGGCGAGGCGCCGGGCACGTTTCGCCTGGATATTGGGGTGCAGGACCAGGGCATAACAGAAGAAACCTATCTGGAGCTGGAGCGCCTGATTGGTGACGCCAAACCCTGCAGCCGGCATCTGATCGGCATGTCCATAAACCTGCAGACGAGCGGACCATATTTTGTGGGAGCTGCTACTTACACCGGCGAAGAAATCACGATTTACCCGTATATCAACGAAACCATCATTTCCGGTGGCACTGCCTACGAGGGCGGCGCCGTCCATGTTATCGACACAATGAGAGTGAACCCATGAGCGCAAAATTTTATACCCTGCTGACGGATATTGGCGCGGCGAAACTGGCAAGCGCTGCCGCGCTCGGTGTGCCGCTGAAAATTACCCAGATGGCGGTGGGGGATGGCGACGGCGTGCTTCCAACTCCCAGCGCACAACAGACGAAGCTGGTTTCCGAAAAGCGGCGCGCTGACCTGAACATGCTTTACATCGATCCGCAGAACAGCAGCCAGATTATTGCTGAGCAGGTGATTCCTGAAACGGAGGGCGGTTGGTGGATTCGTGAGGTTGGGCTGTTTGATGAAACGGGCGCGCTGATCGCCGTGGGGAACTGCCCGGAGAGCTATAAGCCGCAGCTGGCAGAGGGAAGCGGCCGCACGCAGACAGTGCGCATGGTACTGATTACCAGCAGCACCGATAACATTACGCTGAAAATTGATCCGTCCGTAGTGCTGGCTACCCGAAAATATGTGGATGACAAGGTGCTGGAACTAAAGGTGTATGTAGATGAGCTGATGGCGGCGCATCTTGCAGCAGCTGATCCACATACGCAATATGCGCCAAAAGCCAGCCCGACGTTTACCGGCACCCCAAAAGCACCGACTGCAGCTGCAGGTAACAATACCACTCAGCTTGCCACAACTGCGTTTGTGCAGGCGGCTCTGATCGCCCTGGTGAATGGTGCCCCGGCTACGCTGGACACGCTGAAAGAAATTGCTGCGGCTATCAACAACGATCCTAATTTCAGCACCACCATTAATAACGCGCTTGCACTCAAAGCCCCACTGGCAAGCCCGGCCCTGACCGGAACGCCGACAGCCCCCACGGCTGCGCAGACTGTCAACAATACGCAAATAGCCACTACTGCTTTCGTAAAATCAGCTCTGGCTGCGCTTGTTGGCTCATCACCTGCGGCGCTTGATACCCTGAACGAGCTGGCGGCAGCGTTAGGAAACGATCCTAACTTTGCAACCACCATGACAAATGCGCTGGCAGGCAAGCAGCCGCTGGATAGCACGCTGACAACTTTGTCTGGAAAAACCGCAGATGGGATTATCGAATACCTTCGTTTGGGAGAAGCGGCAAAAAGGACGGTTGGAAGTGGCGCCAATCAACTACCTGACATGGCTTATTTCGCTAGCAGCATTTCAGGCAATGGCTATGCAAAATTACCTAGTGGTTTAATTATTCAGTGGGGAAGTTTTGCAGTTACTACAACTAACGGTGTTGTAAACAGTTTGTCGGTTACTTTACCTGTTGCCTTTCCAGCCTCGATTCTGATGGTTAATGCAATGTTCAGTACGCAAGACCCCTCGACTCGTTTTGTTGGCTTTGATACGGCAAAATCCTCTCGCGGGGTGATAAATTTCACTTACGTAACGCCCACTACTAATACGATTTACTGGATTGTTTTAGGTTATTAAAAAATAAAGCCCTTGCGGGCTTTATTTCACTCAGGCCAATTCTTGACTATGTAACCGTTGTTTACTGCCTCAATAAGAATCCATTGGGGTATCGCAGGAAGTTCAACATTAGGCCAGCCCTCGCTCTCAGGCCAAAGTTTAAACTTTTGCCTTACGTCCAAAAGCTCCGCCTGCTGTTCTGCGGTCAATGGAATATTGTTAATAGTGAAATCAGAAACAAGCATCCGATCTGTACTGACGATGAATTCATCCCGCAAAGCACGGGCGCGTGCCTGGATTTGTTCTGGGCTTTCTTCCACAACGGGAATATCAATCCAGATCGGAAAACCATCAGCTCCAATGCCACGCAACTTCCCTTCTGGTGGCGTCGCGGAAAATTCGCTGAAAACACTATCCTCCACTTCGATTAAATCATTAGGAAGACTACCTGCATTTACATAAGACTCCTTTAAAGATACTGGGTAAAAAGCATTATTTGCAGGGCTAAACCAATAGTTCATAACGCACTCCTTAGTTTGAGTCTCAGATCGTAAGTGCGGTTTCGTAAAATAATTATCTAGCTACTTTGTGTGAGTAATAACACAATATTTTGAGGTCAGTAGCCAATAGCGAACCAGTAAACGCTACGCTCAAAAGGTTGCTGCACGCCGTTCACTGTTCTGGCGCACAAGGCAAACGCGCTGGTTTTATCCCTGATAAATCCATTAGTCATAGTTACCATGCTCACATCAGCGGAATCAGTTGTATGTGCCATAGCGGCCAGGCATAAACCACCTACGGGAAATGCTATTGGGAATTTAAAAGAATAATTACTAGCACCGGTTAAAAGCCCCCACTGTAACAGCATTTTTTTGCCACCAGAAACGGGAATATATAGCCAGCCATTAGCACCGATCTGTGCGGTGGCCGCCTCCATTTTTGCCGCTTCTCCCAAACGAAGGTTTTTTATCCACCACGGTCATGATTGTCCGTGTTGGCCATTCTCTGCAGTACCGTCAGAAATGACCATGCTCGATAAAATGGTGGCATCATTCACCACTTTTTTATGGGCGAAAAATCATGCAAATCGGTTACGTAAGGGTGTCAACAAATGACCAAAACACAGCGTTACAACGAAATGCGCTGGAGTGCGCAGGATGTGAGCTGATATTTGAGGATAAAATGAGCGGTAAAACCTCTGATCGTCCGGGGCTAAAGAAGGTCCTGCGCACACTCTCCGAAGGGGACACGCTGGTAGTCTGGAAGCTGGACAGGTTGGGCAGGAGTATGCGGCATCTTGTTACTCTGATCGAAGACCTGCGAGGGAGGGGAGTAAATTTCCGCAGCCTGACAGACAGCATTGATACATCAACTCCGATGGGGCGTTTCTTTTTCCATGTTATGGGTGCCCTGGCAGAAATGGAGCGAGAGCTGATCGTAGAGCGAACCCGTGCCGGGCTGGCTGTAGCGCGTGCGCAAGGGCGGATTGGTGGCCGACGGCCAAAGCTATCAGAGGATGAGTGGGCGCAAATTGGCCGGTTGCTGGCTGCCGGAGAAACGCGAAAACGCGTGTCGATAATTTTTGATGTTGGCATATCTACCATTTACAAAAGATTCCCCGCGTCGGGCTTAACTGAATTGTCTGAACGCTCAGACACTCCTGTATAAATGAACATGCTTTCTCATTTATGTAACCTGAAATCAGGCACATAAGAGAGGCAAGGCTATGCAAAAAGCAGTTATTGGGGCGGCAACTATTTACTGTGGTGACAGCCTGGAAATTTTGCGCGAACTAACTGGCGTATTTGATGCAGTAATTACTGATCCGCCTTATTCCAGCGGTGGTATGACGCGCAGTGATCGGCAGGCCAAACCCTCCGGGAAGTATGTAGGCAATAACAACTACCATGAGTTTTTCGGCGATAACAGAGACGTGCGCTCCTGGGCGTTCTGGATGACGCAGTGGATGAGTCAGGTTAACCGCCTGGTTAAGTCAGGCGGCTATGCCATGGTTTTCACTGACTGGCGGCAGCTTCCAACGCTTACTGACGTTTTCCAGGCTGGCGGTTTTGTGTGGCGGGGGCTGATTCCGTGGGATAAAACGCTTTCAACCCGTGCGCCTCATACCGGTTATTTTCGTCATCAGTGCGAATACGTGGTTTGGGGAAGTAACGGACCATTGCCTAAAAGTCTGCATGGTGGACCCTGGCCGGGTATG